GAGCTGTCCCAGTCAATGGTCAGCGAACGCCCATTAAATCCAGCCATGTTTTTACTCCTTCTGGATCGTCAGTCTGAACCGCATGACCCCGTGACGTGTTTCGCCATCGGGATCGCGCAGCGTTTCGGAAAACTCGCACAAGCAGTCTACCACATTATAACCCGCCTTGGATAGACTGCCGCGATTGAGGATGTCATACACCTCGCCCATGATAGCCTTGGTTTCCTTGAAGCCTGCCGTGCGGCTCCAGATATGCAGGACAAGCGTTACCTCCTTGCCCAGCGTATCGTCCGTATCCCAAGGAGCCGTGCTGTCGTTCCCAATCACGACATACGGAAAGTTCTGGCGCGGCATTCCTTCCGGCAAATAAGGCACATCGTCATAGACGCCTGCGCTAATGTTGCCATTTAGGGCATCAAAGACGATCTCTTGAGCGACGGTCTCGAAACTCATATCCGCGCCTCCAGCCTGGCCTTGAGTTCTCTAGCCACACCTTCTGCCGCCTTGCGGAAACTGCGCTCAAGCCAAGGCCTTGCTTCCATGCGGGATGTGCCGAACTCCAGATAAGCGCCATAGATGATATTCGTGCCAACCTTGGCCTGCATTTTGGCTGGGGTGGCGAGGATCATATCCACATTGCTGGCAAGACGGCCTGTGTCGCTCATGGGATATTCATCAGGTGCAGAGGCTGTATGTGGCACACGAGGCTCACCTTTGCGCAAGCGCCCTTGGCTATCGGTCCAAAAATATGTGTCGTAAGTCCGACCACTTGCCGGGCCGCGCTGAATGCCCCTCACGGCCTCCTGCTGTGTATCCATCGCCACGTCGTTGATCGTGTCCATGATTACATCATCGCCCAATTCGCCGAGCCGCTTGAAGTCAGCGAAAAGATCGTCCAGCCCTTCAAGTTTGATTTCCACACGGCTCATGACGGCGCGCCTTCTGACAGCATCAATTCCAGCCACTCGCCCGCATCATCCACGTCAATCACCGCCGTGATATTGTAAGTCCGTCCGCGATAGGTCACGCGATCCGCAGCGCTGTAATATGGTGCGCCGTTCACATCGCCCCGGAAACGGATCACAGCCCGCACTGACAGGCTCGGCGATACCCTCATGGCCTGCACCCGCTCAGAGCCGCTCATGGGCTTCCACAACGCCCATACAGCGTCTCCTGCACTCCACGTCTCTGTCCAGCCGCCCATGCCATCACCGGCCTGCGTCTTGCGCTGGATCGTAATGCGGCTTTTAAGCTGGCGAGCCGAGTATTTGGAGCAGCAGTTTACCATGCGAGTTCGTCGGCCCGACGATAAGGCGCGAGCAGACGCCTGATCTCATCTGTCATGCCTTCGCAGCCATCATATAGCTGCTCAACATAACGCCGGATGGCCTCACGAATAGGAGCCGGGATCGTGGCATATGTGTAGCCCGCAACATAAGTCACTTGCACCGCATCTTGCGCCCGAAGATCGGATGGCCATACCTCGCCTTCATTCAAATAGATGCGCCCGCTTTGCAGATCGACTTGATACTTGGATGCGCTGAACGTGCTGGCATTGTTGCCTCGATCATAGGTCACAACGCTAGTCACGCTTTGCAGCACCGGAAACGGCAGATCAAGCGTCTCACCGCCGCCCAAAACATAGGGAACGCTTGCCGTATGAACGCCCGGACCAAGCGCCAGCAGCCGGTCATCAGCGCCAGCATAGGCAAATCCATCCGCCTTGAATACGAATGTCTCGGTCAGAATAGCGCGGCGAAGATATTGCTTTACCGCATCGGTCGCAGTTTGAATATATGAAACGATGACAGCATCATCTGCATCCGTATCAACGCGCAAAAATGCCTTCATATCAGAAAGCCCAATCGCCAATTCATTTGACGTTTGGGTGACAGATACGGATTTACGATTGAACCTCATCAGCCTCATCCTCAACGGTCGCTATTTTTATGGCTGCTTTAACTTCGCGCAAGAGATCGGATTTGTTGCTTTTAGCAATCTCGCGCCAACGCGGTTTGATAACATCAAGCGCGGCCTCGGCTGCCGTCAAAATCTGATTATCATCCATCATTCTGCACCTTTCTTGGACGGCCTCGTTTGGCCTTGTTTTCCGGCGCTGCCGAAATAGCTTTATTGACGATTTCACATGCTCCGGCATCAATCAGAATACGCAGCAGATCATCATTGACGTGATGTGTTGAGCCTTCCGACCACATTTCGGCAAACATTCCAGTCGGCGCGACCGGATGCGTGCGAAGCATTTTGATTTCCGTCGTCATGGGCTGTGCGTCCTTTGCAGCATGATTGCCTTGTTCCAGACGCTAACATTTTCGGAACAACTGATAAAGAACCTCGCGCCATACTGGGCGAATGGTCCCGTCACGAACAGGGTGCCGTTGAAAAACAGAAAGTCTTCCACACCGCTGCCCTTGGTCAGCGCGCGACGATCCCGTGCAATTATCGTGCTGTAATCCGAGCCAATCCCCACGTCGATCTCGGCGAATGTCGCCGTGCTGGTGGCCTTGCTGATCTGAAACGTCAGGTTGATGTTGTAGGCTTCGCCAATGGCAAAAGGCTGGAGCGTGCTGCCGCCGAATATATCCAGAGGAATTCCGCGCTTGTAGTCAGTCGTTGTTCCCGAACCCTCGCCATCAATAGTAACATGCGTCAGGGTGTCGGCTGTGATGCTTTGCTTGTTATCGGATGTATGCGTGGCATCTTCAAAGTAGAGCCAGCCGCCATCGTATTTCGTGCGGCGCTCTTCGCCACTATCCAAGCGAATAAGCATATCCGCCGCGCGCTTGTTGTCTTCCGTGGCTTCAGGGATGCTATCCCACTGGATATTCGTCATCAAAACCCCCTGCGCTTATGAAAGGGACCGAGAGAACCCGGCCCCTCGCTAAGATCAGGTAGCAGCCGTGCCGCTGTCGATGGTGGCCGAGGCCATCACCGCGCCCTTGTCCTTGCGGGCGTGGACGGTCACAGCAGCATTAGTGCCGGTCGTGCCGGTGGCAACGATCCGCACATAACGCTTCTCGCCGCGATAGCCGATGGTGCCGACGAAGGTATCATCGTCGGTATCAGCCGTGACGGTCAGGTCACTTTCAGCGCCGATCAGGTCAGCATCGGCCACAGCGGTTGCGTCTGCCGCCGCCGTGGTGTCGCTTTCCTGAACTTCAAACGAGAAGCCCGAAGCCGTGCCTGCATCGGTGACAGTGCCGGTCGATACGCTGAACGTCAGCGCCTCCCAGCCCTGCATGTCGATCCAGTCGCCAGCAGCAGGCGTTGCGCCGCTCAGTGTTGCCGAGAGGGCGAGGCCCATTTCGGCATTGTTGCGCATGTCAAACATAGCCATAGTTCATGCCCTCCTTAGGTCGAGACTTTGCCGATGGCGATTGCATCGAAGCTGGTCACATCCCCGCCAACGCGCTGCGTCGTGTAGTAGGTCACGAAGCCTTTGTTGGAGTAGGGATCACGCAGCACCTGAAGACCAACACGATCAACGATGGTGTAGGCCTGGCTGAAGTCGGCATAGACGATTGCCAGAGCCGATGAGGCAACAGCAGGCATGTCATCCATGAAGATGACCGGCTTGCCGAGAAGCTGCATGGACGCTTGACCATCGCGGAGCAGAACCGGGCTGAAGAAGTAGTTGTCGCTACCCTTCAGTTGCAGTGCCGCGCCGAACGTGGTGCGCTTCATGCCCCAGACTGCGCCCGGCTGGTAAGCCTCTTTCAGCGCATTCTGAACGTCGATAAGACCATCCGCAGTCAGCGCCGAGGCATCGCCCATTGCGACCTGGTTGATCTTGCCACGCTCGTAAGTGCCCGAGACAGCCTGAGCCGGATAGGTCAGGAAGCCGCGCGGCTGGCCGACGCCGGTGCCGTTGACGAACGCGGTATTCTGCGTGCGTGCGAACTTGTCGGCGACTTTGCCCGAGAGCCATGCTTCAACGTCGAGATAGGCATCTTCGATCATCTCGGTCGTCATGCGCGGATCGGCTTCGATCTTGTGCGCGGCGATGACCTTCTGACCAAGCTGCGGCGTGTCGGTCTGACCGCCCGATGCACCTTCACCGACCCAACGTGCGCCAGCTTCATCGTCATCAATCAGGATGTCGATGGACTTGGAGCCAGTGCGCTCGATGTTTGCCACACCGCGCAGCGGCGAGGTTTCGAAGATGCGCGTCACGATGGTTTGCGACAGTTCCGGGCGCACCAGATAGCCGCCGTCAGGGTTCACGTCCGTAGACATGGCCTTGACTTCGACGCCTTCCGAACCGGCTTTGAAGCCAGCAGGCAGGGTGCCGTAAGCCATGTATTCGCGGAAAGCGTCACGATGCTTGGCTTCCATTTCGGCGTCGGCTTCCTTGCCTTCACCGCCGGGGCGCTTCATCGCAGCTTCCAGCTTGGCTTGCTTCGACTGCATCTCTGCCATCTTGGCAGTGATTTCGTCGGCCATCTTCTGGTGCTTTTCTTCAGTCACAACGTCTTTAGGCGCGTCAGCCTTGAGCGCGTCGATCTCCGAACGCAGCTCGGTCAGGGTCGGGTTGATCTTCTCAACAAGCCCTTTGATTTCTGCAAAGTCAGACATTCCGTCCTCCTATGTTATGCAGGGTTTCAGTGAGTAGCTTTTTGAGTTCGTCAACGTCCCGTTGATCCTGCTCAGGAAGACCGGCGTCTGCATCCCGCAGAACCTCCGACCGCCCTTTCCATGCGCCGCTCGCCATGGCCTTAGCCATGCGGTTCGAGTAGCCCATATTCTTGAACGTGCGCTCGATCTGGCGCTCCGTTATGTCTTCGGATTTCATGGCATAGATGTTGGCCAATTCGTTCATGGGGAACGTGACAACAGACGTTTCCCAGAGGTCCAGCTTGGTCAGCTTGCGCGCGCCAGCATCCATGTCCATTTCGTATTCTTGGGTGCGATAGCCGATAGACAGCCCTTCGATAGCGCCCATCTTGACCAGCGCGGCGACCTCGGCCCCTTTGGCCGCTTTCTTGCTGATCCGGCCCTTTTGAAATAGGCCGTTTTCATCCTCGCGCATTTCATCCCATGCGCCGATGGGCTGCGAAGGATCATGCTGCCAGAGCATCTTGGGCTT